TTTAAAACCTCTTTGAATGAACGCAGATATCGGGAGACGATAGTAGACAGCCCCATTTTCCATGATGCAGTGAAACAAGATCGACTTACCTGTAAGAGACGATAAGCCAAAGATAATACAATCTTCAACTTCGCCATGATGTTTTTTAAGATCATAAAGATATTCTCTTCTTATTTGAGCATACTCTACTGGAATGTTTGCATTTAAATAAGCCATAATTATCCATTAATCTCACCCCAATTTTTCCCAGATTCATAGTCAACTTTGTTGGGAACGGCCAGATTAACAGCATTCTCCATAATTTCAATAATTTTTTTAGCCTGCTGTTCAGACTCGACAGATATATCTAACTCATCATGTATTTGTATATGTGGTATAATACCCTCGTTATATAAATCGACCATAGCTTTCTTTGTCATGTCTGCTGCAGATCCTTGTATTAATTTATTTAACGCCTTGTATGTAAAAGCTCTACGTATATGTCTTAATGTATATGTTTGCACCGCTTCATTAAAATCCATAGGTTTATGCATACCAAAACTATTTGGCTCCCATTTATTAAATCTACATCTACGTCCTAACAAAGTTCCTATTGATCCAGAGTTCTGTGCATGTCGTGATGTTGCATTCATTAGATCTCTAACGAAAGGAACGTTGTTGTGATATTGATTAAATAAATCTTCTGCTTCTTGTTTTGTTGCTAAACCTAGTTCTGCTTGTAATTTAGCTTTACCCATACCGTAGAACAAACCAAGATTAATTGTTTTAGCTTGCGTCCTGGATATGTTGGCCATGTCAGCCACAGTTTGATGGAAGTCTACATCGTTATTATTAAATTTTTCTACAATATCAGAAACAGAATTATCAAAACATATTGGCTCAGTTTTAGCTGCAAAATGCACAACGAGTCTAGGCTCTTGTTGACTATAATCAAAACAACCCCACGTATGATTTTTCTCTGGTAAAAACAAAGAACGAATCATAGGGCCTAAATCTTTATTTCTTGCAGGTATCTGTTGTAGGTTTGGGTTTGAGTAACTAAATCTACCTGTAACAGTCCCACCTTGGTCAGATCTTATTGGATTTATATCTGCGTGTATTCTGCCTCCGTAGTTATGTTTTAGTATTGTGTCTATAAAAGTAGTGTGTGCCTTGTTTATTTCTCTTGCTTTTGCTATATTTTTAACCACAGGATTATTATGTGTGGAAAGGAAATTTTTTGTAAATGAAGGTGACCCTGTTTTCTCGGTTGTGGCGTAAGTTAATGATAACTTATCGAATACTTTGGCTATCGATCTTGCTGCCCATATTTGAACATCTACTCCTGTTTCTTTTTTTACTGACAGTAGGAGTTCTTCTTCCTGTGTACTTAACTGTTGTTTCAGCTTATGAGCACGTTCGACATCGACACACACGCCTTTAAATTTCATATCGATTAAACAAGGAAACAATTGTGTTTCTAAATCAAATATTTCTACTAGATGTTGCTTCTGTATCTCTACAGATAAAATTTTAAATAAGTCTAAAGTTAGTTGTGCATCTTGCTCTGCATAATTACCCACATACATTGCGGGCAGTTTATACATCTCAGATTTAGGATCTATGCCCCACGCTTCTGCTGCTTCTTTTAAAGCTTTTTCATCTTTTACTTTTCTTAAATAATCGTACGATATACTGTTTAGTGTATACCAAAGTCTGTTCTCATCAATTAAAGAAGCCATCAACATGGTATCCATAATATGTCCGTTTATTTTTATACCGTATGATCTAATCCAACATACATCATACATTGCGTTGTGAAATATTTTGTAAGAATCTGTTGCACAAACTTTTTTAAACCATTCTAAAACAATTCTTCTATCTAAATTACCACCACCCTCATGTGCAATAGGATAGTATCCTTTCCATCCTTCGACAGCTACAGCTATACCTACGATCTCTCCTCTGCCTTGTATGGCACCAGAGCCTCTTGATTTTAAATCAGGATCTTTTGTCTCTAAGTCAATCGCAATATACTTTTCTCCTGATAAATCAGGGAAACTTTCTGGACAATCCCATTCAGTTTGTATCGAAAACATTATTTTTTATCTTTTAACTTTAGTATTTCTAATTCACAATAATGAATTATCTTCTCTAGATCTTCTATCTTATTTTTAAATAAATATCTACAAACATATTTCACAACGCAGCCCTGAAAGAATGAGAGATTATTTTTAGAAATAAACTCATACGGCTGAATGTGAAAATTTTTGTAGTGACTCCCTCCAACCTGCCTTGATTGTGGAAATGCTTTTTGTAATCCATCTGGATCTGTCATATTACTGGTGCTCCTATGTTATATTGATATTCATAACCTTGATTAGTTATAAATAGTTTTTGTTTTGCTCTTGTTGTACCTACGTAGAATGTACGGTGCTCTGGATCCGCGTCTCTCTTTGCTGACTCATAGATAATTCTTTCTATGTCCGTAAACAAAACAACGTTGTCTGCCTCATCACCTTTCACTCTGTGTATTGTAGATAATTTTATTCTTGCAGGTTTCATTAAATCATCACCTGATTCTAATAATTTTTTAATATATAATTTACTGTCTTCTGGAAATTTTAGTGTCTCCCAGCTTCCCGTCGCTCGCAACCCGTGTTCAGCTCGTAGTCCCTCTAAGTTAACAGATGTAATGTTTTGTAGTGTCTTGCCTCCAGCGTACCCTCTTTCTAAGTGTCCATCCTTTACTGTAAGAAAATCCCACAGATCTTTTACATCGTCTTTACTTACATAGGCTCCATCGTTCAAACGTTTCCACACCTTGTACGCACTTAACATTTTGTTAGGCAATAATTCTTGAGACTTGGCTTCAAATCGATAATTCATTCTGTATAAATGATCACGTAAACTTTCTAACATTTTATTCGTACGAGTCAATACAAGCCAGCTGCCTTTAGAAAAATCTATATCTTCAAACTGTACGTTGTGATGTACTTCACCTTCTTCATCTCTAGGTAACCATTCTTTTTCCATACGCTTTGACATGTGAGGTAATATAGAACTAGCTATTCTATGCACTGCTCTTGGAATTCTACGTGATTGTATTTGAGAATCAAAGGTACCTTTTAAATCAATAAATATTTTTGGATCTGCTCCTTGAAAAGTATAGATGGTTTGATCATCATCCCCTGCAATATATGAACGAGCACACTTACTCTCTATGTAAAAGAACATGTCCCATTGCAGAGGACTTAGATCTTGGGCTTCATCGAGGAAAACACAGTGTAGTGGTGGACACTTATCCCCCTCGACAAACTTGGAAATCATATCAGCATATTCAAACATACCTGTATCTTCTTTGTATGTATCTAGATCTGTTTTTATTTGCTGAGTTAAAAAAATATCGGTTGAGTAATGTAAATCTAATTCTACTGCTGCTTCTTCTAAGGATATCTTTTTATTTCTAGCATATTCCATAACCTTCATATGCGGATTGACGTACTGTACATATCCGTTATGATCAATTGCAGATTCAAAAGATAAATCACTACATATTCTTGAAAAGTTTTTAAATCCTTTCCATTTGTTACCTTTTAATAAACTTGTTTTAGTATTTAAATCACACTCTTTTCTGCCCATGGCGTGCATTGTGCTTACATAAACATCATCATTTTTTATTCTTTCTTGAGCTACATCTACTGCAGCATTACCAAAGGCTATATATACTATCTTTTTAGGATCTGTTTTCTTCAGTTCTTCATCAAGATAATGCATTAGTCTGTGTGTTTTACCTGTGCCTGGAGGACCAGGGATAATTGTTCTATGCAAAAGGTGCCTCCTTAATTCTTTCTTTTCTTACATAAGGTCTGTCTAAATTAATTGTTTTCAACGCCATGTATCTAACACTCTTATTATTTATTTTACCTGGTATCTCTTCTGCATTAAACAAAGTCTCTAACATTCTAGCTGTCTTTTGTTTTGAGTATTGTTTATCTGGCCAAAGTTTTGTTCTGACTAAATACTTCCAGAAGTCTTTAAATTTAAAATAACTTATGCCTTCCTCTGTGTATGATAGTCCACGTAATATATCTTTCCAATCTTTACCTGGTATCTTGTTAATGTAGTCTGCTAGTAATTCTTTTAGCTGCACATCTATCTTTGTAGATTCTGGTGCTTCTAAAGGTATGGTGTCTTTTAATAATTTATTGATTACTTTTCTCCATACTAATTTACCAATAGGTGGCATCGCTTGGTTTATCTGTTCTAAACATTTTAAAGAAAATCTATCTGGCTCATGCAAGTCTTGCGATTCTACTTCCACTTGTTCATCACCCACCGTTACATAATACAAAGGTGGATCAGAGTCATACTTTTGTATCTCTTTTATTTCTACTTCAGGGACTCCATCACCCACACCAAACTCTTGCATCACACATTTTTTAGAATTACAAAACGATGCAATGGGTTCATCCTTACACTTGTAATTATATTCTTTACCATCAATAGATTTAATTAATGTATCTATTTCTTTTTTATCTAGTGGAGGTTTACAATACGCATCATTGTACTTAAATATTTCTATCTGCCATTTATCAGGGAATCTTTTCTTTGTGTAAACACCAAAATTATACATGGCGTTGTTTCTTTGACCGTTGGGTATTCCCTGTTTTGCGATCGTAACCAAACATGGTGGCGCACCTTTAAGTAGATTGTCAAGAACTTTTTCTTCTTTTATAGACAATTTAGAGAGTTGATCTTCTGATAGTTTTACTTTACTATGCGCCTCAAAAAATTCTTTTAGCGACATTGCTGAACCATCATCTTTAATTGCATAACGAGTTGTTAGTTTATAATTATGGTATGGTAGATTTAAAAAACTACCTGTGCCGCCTTTTTGCATGTCAACTTTATTTTGTTTTGGAAATATTTCTGCATTGGCATAGCCTAGTTTAGCTGCCATCTCTTTTAATTTACTTCTAAATAATACTGCAGGTGCGAAATTATCAGAAAATAAGAAGACGTGTGCACCGCCAGATTTGGACCTAAACACAATTAAAGGGAAGTTATGCTTACGTATTTTTACAATTAATTCTTTGTGATCAAAGCCATTATACACATCAATGTCTATACAGGCCCATTTACATTTATTTGATTCGTTTATCGGTATGATACCAAGAGCAGGTTCTTTACCATCCAAATGTTCTTGAAACATTTGCTTGTTGGGAGTCTTTTTAATTATAAAAGATTTAGTTTTGTGTTTACCTCTCTCATCAAACTCATCTGTTTTTCTAGTTTGACCGTAGGCGCTATAAGAGCCCGCAAATATATCTATGAATTTATCTAATTCTATCATCACCACTACAAGTATTGGGGGCTTCCGCCCCCAAAAGTATTATGCTTTGTTTCTGATGCCTTCGTAGAACTTCTTAGCTCGTTCATACATCTTAGCATCTTCTAACATTCCAACTTTTTCTACGTTGTAGCCATACCATTGATTACCTTTACCTGTATTTAATACAGAAGATAATTTATATATGTGGCTAAACGATGGTGGTGTGAATGGTCCATCTTTTCCATCTAAACTAATAGACTTCATCATGGAGTTCCATTTTCTGCTAATCTTACCCTGAGATGAACTCATAGATATCATTGCAGTTTCAGAACCTTTATCACCCACAATAATTACAAAGTGTTGACCAACAGTTAAGATATAATTACCATTCTGTAATCTATCTTTGTTGTCAGCGCCTTTTGTAGTTTTTTCTAGAATATCTGAAGAATCTGGATAGATCATTTCAGGTCTACCTGAACCTGTTCCATAATCTGCCCATTCTTGAAACTCTAGTTTATAATGACATGGAATAACTTGTATTCCTTTATCACCATCATATAACTGTTTCGTAACAGTATTTAAGAACATACCTGGTTCTGCACCTTCTACGTAATTTTGATTACGTTTCTGTGCTTCACTAGATCCATTCTGTAATAGTTTTAAGATAGGTGGAGCCAGGCTTTCTGTCTTCACATTCTCAAAACCTTTTTGTGCATCTGCCTCAAATAAACCTGCAGATGGTAGGTTTGCTTTTTTAGTGGCTACTTGTTTCGCGTCACTCATTTCTAGTTTCTCCTTGTTATTTTTGTTTGGTTACCCTCAAACGGTTTAAATAGGTCGGCAGGAACGTCTTGTCCAGATTCAAGTCGTTCCCTGACCAGTGCTTTGAGTGTCATTGGGTTCACTCCAATCTTCTGGACAGGTTCGAACCCATTGCCTCGTGCAAGGTCAGCATATTCTGCTGCCTTGTTATCTTCGCCACGACCAAAGGTAACAGTAATGTCATTTTTAATAACATCACCTAGACCGTTGTTACGAAGCCATGTAAAAGCTGCTTCCTGTTGATCTTTAGGAATAGAAGCGCCATAGATTTTTTTGATCTCTATAGACTCGCCATCTTTCAGCTTTAATTTTGTAATCTGCATTTCATCCATCATCGCTGGAATTTCTACAGTAGAAACTTGTTTTGCTTTTTCTTTTAATTTTTTTACGCTTTCTTCTGCGTTTGTAATCTCATCTTCTAAATCTTTTAGCTCCAACACTTTGTCGGATAATCTTTTAGCAGAATCTATCTGCTCAACAGATTGCATTCTATCATTTTCAAAATCAATTTTTGTCATAACTTT